TACCACCACCGTTCTTTGATCAGCTCGGGCACGGTCACGGGATCACCCGTGCTCACCAGTCCGAAACCGGCCAAGAGCATCTTCTCGCGGTTCTGGCTGATCTGGATGCCGTCTCGCAGCAGCCCCGCATAGGTGCCCGCGAGAGGACCATAGAAGGATATCAGCAGCTCGATCTCTTCGTTGCGCACGAGCAGGTCGTAGCCGTTGCCCCGAGTATCGTTCTCGCAGAAGTGAAAGTCCGCTGCATACGTCTCGGGCACGCGACTGACCTCGCCGATCGCCGCCCACGTCGTGCCGAAGTCGGGCAGGTCGGGGGGTTCGGGCTGCCAGCGCGGACGCACGAAGTTGCCCGGCAATCCCGTGATACCGACGACGACGCCCTGCAAGAAGTCTTGCATGGCCTGGTCTTCGAGTATGACGGGACCCGACGGGTCCGGTCTGATGTAGCCAGGTTCGGCGCTCGTGTCGGCTAAGGGCTGGGGCATATTCTGCTCTCACAATGCGACAGATTGTTGCGCGAGCAACATTGTTGCGCGAGGTACCGACGCTGCCGAGCTAGCTACCGGCATCGCAGCGGGTCAAATCGTCTCACTTTGGGGGGTCTAGAGAGGCGACAGCGGGTGCTCCGGTATGGCGACTACCGGAACCGGTAGCGCGCCCCTGTAGACCCCCGCAGAACGCGCAAGATTGTTGCGCCGAAGTCACTGCCCGAGCCGCCCTGCTCGCAGATGCGGGGGCACGACGTTGCTGCCCGGCTTGACCGGCTTCGTGCCATCGGCCTTCTCGCCCGACTTCAGACGCTCGACGCGAGGCAGGTTCGTCGGCTTGTGACGCTTGGACTCCCGAATGACGTAGGTGATCGAGCGCCGTAGCTGACCCGTGACGATCAGAGGCTTGGTGCCCTTGAAGCCGCGCGACCGACGGCTCGCGAGCGTGCTCTGCGCGAGGGGCGCGAAGGGACCATCGGTGATCTTCGCTTGCACCCCCTTGACCGCTGCGAACCCGACGCGCTTCAAGTAGGACAGCGCCATGTCCTTCTTGCCATCGAGCGCCTTGCTGGCCGCCTCCTGCAGCAGCTTGACGATCTCACCCTTCACCATCGCGATGCCCGGGCGCAGGAACGGACGCGCGGGGATGTTGCGCGCCGGTGAGCCGTTCTCGTGAATGTACGCGAGCGCCGCATTGGTGATGGGTTCGTCCTTGCGAGGTGCCTTGCTCTCGGGTACACCCACCAAGACTTCGCACTCGACGAGTGACAGGATGCCTTCTATGACCTCGGGCAGCTTGTCGAGCTTGACCACGATGCCCTTCAGCGCGAGCGCCATCAGTAGATCGGACCTCCCGGGATGAACCAGATGACGAGCTTCGCGGACGTACCCGTACCCGTCAGCTCGTAGTAGAGCCCGTTGTTGAAGCGGTAGTGATGCATGTCGAAGGAACGCCCCGTCGTCGCGTCGAAGGTGAACAGCAGGTTGACGGCACCGACACCATCGTAGATGTTGCAGTTCTCGTTGGTGCCCCCGGAGGTGCCAACGTCGATCCCGAGCAGCGTGCCAGGACCCGTGATGATCTGACCGCTGCCGTGCGCGGTGATGAAGAAGTGATTGGATGGCATGCTACCACTCCCGAGCTGCGTAGGGATCGCCGAACGATCCACTGATGGTGAAGATGCCGACGGGGATGATGTCGTAGACCCCATGAGGTGGGAAGTACTCGAAGGCTCGCAGCACCCAGGCGCCGAGCAACGCGGCATCGGCACCGAGTTCGCTGACTCGCATCAGGTTGCCGAACATGCTCTGGTTCTGCACCAGGAAGCCCGAGCGCGTGGCGTTGGCGGGAAACAACTGCTGGCTCGTCAGGTCGACAGCAATCGTGCCGCTGCGATCCGTCGGGGCGCCTTGACCTGGCATGATAACCGTGATCGGCTCGCCCAAGCCGTCGATGACTGTCTCTAGGGGCATCACTTTCTCCCGGCGCGTCTGCGCCATTCAACCGTCCAAGCAGCCCAAGCCGAACTCGAGGCGCTGCTGAAGTTCAGCCGACCGAGATATTCACCTCCCAAGTTGGGTTCGGACTCGATGGACTGCATGCTCGTGCAGTGCGCCTCGATGAAGCCCCGTCCCCAGTTCGACCAGTCGTTGACTTCGGCGACGACGTAGAAGCTCGTATGCCACAGCACCACGTCGGGCTGCCAGCGACTGCCATTGTCCCGTGCCGGCCCCATGAGCGGGTAGGTCGTGATCACCGTTATGGACGAGCGCTGCATCTGGTACGCGGTCTCGCGCACCAGGCTGTTGGGTGCTGTCGGACTGATGTGCCCAATCATGCGGAGCTTCTGGGTCGCGAGCACGACGCGTCCATCCTCGCCCACAGTCTCTAAGCGGCGCAGGACCGTGAAGGGCTCGCCACCGACATAGGGGTCGAGGATGACGTCATCGACATCGAGCAGCGACATCTAGTTGGTGAACCCCGTCATGCTCGGATACGGCCACGGGCCGAACCACGCGGGTCCGAACCAACCCGCCGGGATGCTGCCCGCACCGACGAAGATCACGCCCGCGCCCACCATGAAGTACAGCTGGTAGAAGCGCTGGCCGTAGATCGTCGCGTTCCAAGGTCCGGCACCGTCGATCTTGGTCATGCTAGTGTCGTAGCCAACGCTGACGGGACCAACTGTCTTGCTCGAGGCGGGTCCAACAGTAGTCCCGGGCGTGCCCCCGTTCTTGGCTGCGTCGTACGCTTGCTTCTCGAGGACGAGATTGTGAGCGACGAACAGGCTGCAGCCAAGGTCCCACAACGAGTAGCCGCACGGGCCAGGATCAGTCGTCAGTCGATCGGTGCCGATGAGCATCTGCGCGGCGCAGATCCAGTAGTTGACCTGGGAGTCCGGATAGGTACCAGGACTACCGAACTCGGGATACCAGACGCGGAACTGCGGGACGGTGATAGTCATGTCAACCGTTCCTCGGCTTCGGGTTCGGGTGCGGGCTGAACTGCCCCGACCAGAACCGTTCGTTCTCGCGCTGGATGTCGGCCACCGTCATGACGCCAGGCGTCCCGACACCCATGGGGGGCGCCCCGCTGATCTGATCGACGTGCGGGACAGCGGGAGTAGCACCGCCCATGGCCGGATGCGGACTGGGCGCCTGATCGACACCCGTGATGGTGCCCGCGTTCTTGCTAGCGTGGAACACGCTCTCGCCTTTCTCTTCGCCGTACTTCTCCTTCATCTCGGACATGATCTTCTGTCCCTTCTCTGTCAGGGGCATGTCGACCTCCTATGTCGTCAGGGGCTTGACGCCGTGCGCCTTCAACCACCAGTGCATGCCCCCCTCGCCCTTGATCAGTCGCGCGGGGATATGGGCGACACCAGCTTCGAACTGGATGCGCGGCCGCATCTTGTTGCCGAGCGGGGCATCGGGGGTGAAGTAGAACCTCTCCCTAATGAAGCACGGGATCAGCTCGCCCTCACCCTCGAACGCCTGCTCCGGGGTAGTCGGTGCGAGACCGGTGCTGCCGATCAGCTTGGCCAGCTCCGCGTTGCGCTCGGCAGCCCGCGCGATGGCAGCCCTCTCCTCTTCGTTGAGGCCATCGGCATTCTTCGTCGCAGCAGCAGCATGGGTCGGGGGATGATGCTGCTCGGTTGAAGTCAAGCGTTCCCGAACCTTCTTGTCCTCCGCCATTTAGGTACTCCTTCTTCCTGTGATAGTGACACGCTCAGAGGCCGTCGAAGTAACCGATGGTCTCTGGATAGACGACCTCGACGACCCCGAGACGGCAGTAGTACGTGGTCTTCTGATAGATGCCATCGTACTGCAAGGGAGTCCGCTGCAGCGGGGTCATCGGGTAGCGGATGTAGTCCTTCTCCTTGGTGTAGACGACCATCCGATCGACCGTACCCGCGGTGCCGATGGTGCCCCCGACCCCCGCGCCCACCAGCCACTTGGCCGGCAAGATGTCGAGCTTGCCGCGACCGCTCGTCGTCAGCAAGTTGTTCTCCTGCACGTATCGCAGCACCGACACGTTGCCAGCAGCGCTGACCTTCATCGTGCTGATGAGACCGAACTGCGTTGGCGGCAGCAAGAGCCTGCTCGGAATGACCGCCCACGCGCTCGCCGACCACACGCTGGTCAGCGCGAAGTTCACATCGGAGAGGATCTCGTCCGCTGACTTCGTCGACCAGTGCGGCGACACCGGCGCACCGGCCCCATTAGGCAAGTTGTTGATGTTGGTGACGAGATCGGAGTTGATGAGCCCGGTATCCTTCGTCGCTGTGTCTCCGTAATAGACCTGCTCGTCGATGTCCATCTGATGCTTGAGCTTCAAGCCCTCGAACTTCTGGTTGTCGACCGGACGCCCGATCTGCGCCGCTGACTCCAGCTCGAGGATCGTGTACTTGAGTTCCAAGCCCCAAGGACGGAGATCGTGGACGATCTTAGCAATGTCGACCGAGATATTGGTGATCTGGGTCGTGTCCTTACCGATCCACGCCTTGCCGGTGCCAGTTCGGTTGCCGGTGCCAAGACCCCCCGGGGATCCGAACGTGCTCAGCGTGAAGCTCGACACTTCGTCGCCGATCGTGACATCTTCGCGCAGGTCGATGTCCCGACCCCAAGATACCGCGGCGAGCGGCATGTGGAGCGTCATGTCGAGACGCTCCAGCTCGCCAACGAGGAACGCACCGCTGCTGTCGTAGAAGCGACTGTTCGACATCTGCCCGTCCTGCAGCTTGAACGGAATGCCCTTGGAGTCGTGAAACGAGACGGCTTGGTAGGCATGCTTGAACTTCTTGCCCAAGTTGTCACCGCGCTCGTTGAAGCGGACTCCCTCGCTCGCATAGGTCAACGACATGGTCATGTCTCCTCTTCGTTCCCTGTGTTCCTAGACGTTGAACACGAGTTCGGCCAACCCGTTCACGTCGGCTGGGCCGTTCCAGTAGATGGTGCCATCGTTAGCAAGGGCAGCGGTGTTGCCCGCGCTGGCCACCGTCTCGAAACCGCCCTGCACGTGCGGAGCGGCCGTGGGCGCGCACCACACGAAGACCGCGTCGCCCTTGTTGGGCGTCCCCTGACACGGCACCAGGATGTAGCCCGCCTTGAGCACGTCGATCGGCTTGCCCGCCGGGGGCGTCGCACCCCCGAAGGTCGCGGTCATGCCGCCCGTAAACTGCTGCATCGGATAGGGACGCACGGTGACACCGTAGATATGGGTAGCGGTGTTGTCACCGATGACCGGCTGCCGCACGTCGTTGCTGGCACCGTTGGTGAAGCACGCGAGACCATAGCCGAGCACGGGCGCCGTGGCATCGTTCAGGACCGGCTCGATGGAGCACGGGTGCGTGCGGTTGACTTCCCCCTGCACACCCGCGGTCATGCGGTAGGAGAACGCGACATCCCGGAACTTCATCCGAATGCCCGGAGTGGCGACCTTGTCGCGCGGACGCTTGCGGAACAACCTTCCAATGTCGAGCTTCATCTTCTCTCTGCTTTCTCTGTCCCCGAGTTACGAACCTTACTTGCTAGCGTAGTGATCCCGCATCCGCTGCGCCAGCATGGCGATGGTCACACCACCCGCTCCCTGGCCATTGGAGTAGGTAGCGCTCCCACTAGCGCTCGCGTGCAGCTTCGCGCTGTTCGCGGCCCGGGCAGCGATGGCTATGGCCCGGAATGCGTCCCGCGTCTTGCCGCAGTCGCTCAAGACATCGGCCAGCTTGTCACGGTCACCGAGGTAGTCGTTGATGAGCGCGCGCCCGGGAGCTGTCGTGTTAGCGAGTTCGAGCGCTTCGCGGCGGAACTTGCACAACGTATCGACCGTGAACGCAGGTCGCAGCTTGGCATCGAACACAGGCACCCGAATGTCGGGCACGAGAGTAGTCGCGAAGGCGATGGTCTCGTCGAAGCTGTCGCGCAGGTGAGCGGAGTCCCGCGACTTGTCGCGCCGACGGTCGTGGCGCCCCGAGCGGAACGAACGCCGCTTGTCGCGCCGCTTGTCGTCGTCCTTGGCTGCCTTCTCCTTCTCCTTCTCCTCCTCCTCACCCTCCTCCTCGTCGCGGCGCTTGTCGTCGTCGTCGTCACGCCGGCGGTCATCATCGTCGTCGTCGTCACGCCGGCGGTCATCATCGTCGTCGTCACGCCGGCGGTCATCATCGTCGTCGTCGCGGCGCTTGTCGTCGTCCTGGTGCTCTTCCTCGCCGCCCTCCTGCTTAGCCCACTTCTGCAGGGCGGTACCGATGCCGCCCATCTTCTCTTCGATGTCCTTGAAGCGCTTGTCGGTGATGTCCTGGTGCTCCTTGAACCAGGGTGGCGTGTCGTTGTCCACGTTGGACTCCATGCCCTCACCCGACTTGCCCGTATGCAAGTGAATGTGAGTGGTCTCTGCCGAGGCCGCGGGCGGATCGTCGTCGCTATGCTTGGCGTCCATCTCCTCGGCGATCTCGGGCAGCGCGCCCTCGTCCTTCGCCTTGAAAGCCCGGCGAAGGAAGTCCAGGTATGTCTTCTTCCGATTGCTCATGCTGGGCTTCTCCTCTCTGTCGCTTATAGCACAGCGCGGGCCACAGCGACCCTTCTCGACCAGCGCTAGATGGTTCATGACGATGTTGTGCTGCTCTCCGCGATTGGGTCCCGTCTTGACGAAGTCGGCATCGTAGCCGCAGCTCAGCTCGCGCTTGCCCTTGCGGATAGCTTCGATCACGTCAAGATCGTAGACGACGATATCCGCGAGCAGATCCTGGTCGTGCTCGTGCTGGCCCCGTCTGCCGTTGAGCATGATGCCAACGAGGAACTGCTTGTAGTTGCCGGGCGTCACGTCGATGCGCTCACCGTTCGCCTCGGGATGCTCGTTGACGAACGGCTTGCCATTGATGCTGGCAATCGTCTCCTCGCGAAACACTTCGGCTTCGGGTCGATCTATGAAGATCGCTCCGCCCTGATTGTCGACCACGTCGTCGGGCACTTCACCCGCCTGGTAGATCTGCTGCCCCGTGCGGGCGATGGCCGCACCAACGCAGACGAGGAAGCCTTCGCTCGTCTCGTACTGGCTGGGGCCAAGCTGGATGGGAGCATGGAAACGCACGGTATGATGCCCTTACTGGAAGTTGGCGTGGATGTAGCCCCCCGCCATGCCCGCCGTGTTCAGGTTGTAGCAGTCGACACCCGCGCTGAGCGCTACGGCCAAGCCGGTGCCATAGACGGCCGCCGGTCCAGGTGCGTAGTTGACGCCGCTCGTCCCCAGTGCCGCGAGCGGTAAGCACTCCTTAGGTGTGTTGGCGCCTGTCAGCAGCCCGTCGGGAGGCACCGCGGTCAAGTTGAACACCATGAGATAGCCCGTCGTCGTGCCCGCGGTGGCGTAGACCGAGAACACGTTGGCACTCGTGTTCTTGAAGTTGTGAATGACCTCGGGCGTCGTGCTGGCTTGGGGCAGATTAGTGTTGAAGTTGACGACGCTCTGGTTCGAGAGCTGGCCACCGCGCACTTCACCATAGCCCGTAGATATAACCAGATTGGTCGCCCCGGTCGCCGTGATGGCGGCTAGATACTTGTTGCCTTCGATGGCGAGCTGCTGCCACTGCGCGGGACCGACGTAGAAGTCAGTCACGCTGGCGGTCACCGTGTTGCTCGGTCCGAGCTTGACGTAGGCCGCGAGGGTGCCCGTGTTCTCGATCACGACGACGCGTGCTGGCGGGCTGCTGGAGCTGCTCGAACCGAGCGCGACGTTGGCGCTGGTGATGCCGGCGAGCAAGGCGGCCGACCCCGTCTGCACGTAGGGCGTGCCGACAGTAGCGACCGGGGGCTGCTGCTGAGCGTGCGCGGAGAGGCTCGTCGTCGCTAGCAGCAGGGCGAGCAGTAGCTTCTTCATGACATGCGCTCCTTGTGAAGAGTAAGGGTTACCGGTCACGCCAGGAAGGACCACGCGACCGGTAACCCTCCACATGCGGTACAAAGATGGGGGAGGAGGCCATCACCGCACGTCGGCGAATACCGGTTCAGAGTAACAGCGGCAGTTGGGCAGCGCGCCCGCGTGCCCCGTCAAGTTATCGAGCGTCGGGGGATCGTCCCAGCGCACGTACTGTCCTTCCATCTCGCGATGACTGGGGCGCACGGCTTCGTCCTTGGCCGTCCGCCACACGTAGCCCTGCGAACCGATGTGCGTAGCGCGCGCTTGCACTAAGTTGCTGCTGGCGCGGCTCGTCTCGGTGCGCGCGATCAGATCGGCCTTGCTCCTCGAGACGAGACCCGTCTGCATGATCTCCGCGCGCAGCACGTCCGCGCGCTGCCCACTGTAAAGCTGTCCCGTCGCGATCTCGTGCACGCGCTGCGCGGCATCGATCGGTATCGACTTGATGAGGGTCACCTGCTCTTCCTGCAGCCGTCTGAGCGTCTGTCCCGTCGGGGCTTGCTGGATCTCGCGCCGCACGTTGCGCGCCATGTCCTTGCTCAGTTCCTTCCACGCTAGCTCGTCGCGCTTGCTGACATCTGCGAGCATGCGAGCCGCCACCGCCCGAGCCCACGGATCGATGGCTTCGGCGTAGCGGTGCAAGGTCACCACGATCTGCTCCGGGGCTCCAGGCGTCCAAGCTCCGAACCCGCGCACAATGTCGCCGATCTGCCGAGCTACCTTGCGCAGCTGGTTGCGGTATTGCAGCTCGGCTCGTCGAACCTTGAGAAACGCGCGCTTGCGACGAGCCGCCTCGCGCCGCGTGTAGGGACCTACATCCCGAGCTTGTGCCACACCAGCAGCTCTTCCGAAGGTACCAGCGACTCCGGTAGCGTGTACTCATCGCACTGCGCTGTTGGAGACGTGACGAGCACGCAACCAGGGTGACGACCGAAGATGTCGAGCAGGGCGCCCCCCGTGCGTTCGTGCGCTGGGTGCGTGCACCGGTACTTGTCGTCCATGTAAGTGCACGGTGTCACTCGCTCAGTCCGGGATCTCGAGGACGACGGGCTGCCCCTTGCCCTTGCTGTCGAACGGAGCGACCTCGTAATGCAGGTCGTTCTCGGTCGGGCCGACACCCTTCACGCCCTTGTTCGCCTCGAAGATCTTCTTGATGCTCTCGGGCGTCGCGTCGCCATAGTAGAGCTGCGCAATCGACGAGAGCGTGTCGCCCTTCTGTACGGTATGCTGTGCCATTGTCGATCTCCTTTGTGTCGTCGCGTTGCAGGTTCAGGCTGTGGCGGGCGCGACCTCGACCGGAGCGATGACACCCGTCACCGCGTTGCCCGCGACCACGTTGACGTCCATCACGGCGATGACGACAGAACCATCGGGGTTGGTCGCCGTGCACGTCACCTGAGCATTGCCGAGATTGTTTCCAGGCTGCAACTGGGCGATCTGATCGTTCGTCGTGTTGACCGCAACGCTGAGGATAGTCTGGTCGCTGGTCTCCCACTTGACGGATCCCGTGGCGATATCGACTTCGTGCCCCTTAGCGTCGAGGAAGCTGACGGCGACATCGACGACCTTGTCGTTTGGCAGCGTGTAGGCCATGGGCGAAACTCCTGTTGCTGAAAAGCCGGCACATGACGCGGTGATCTTAGCACTCGGTCGTTCCTCGGGGGCGACGAGAAGGCGCAGAGCGACCTCGCCCCCGAACTGCACGGAAATCGTCCCACCGATCATCGAGCATCCTCATTTGAACGGATAGCCCTGCGGGAAGTCCCAGCTATCGGGCTGTCCAGGGGCGACCTGGCAGGCGAACATGGGGTCGTTCCATGTGAACACCTGCGCATCCGTCAGGTTCAACCTCGACCACCTCCCCAGCCTATACAAATTCCCACTGGTCGGGCGATCGCCGTACATCCACGCGATCTCGGCCCGCAGCACGCCGGGCTCGGAGCTCATGTCGGTGACGTAGCCCCACGGCTTGGTGTCGTAGGGCGGGATGCCATCGCCTCCGGCCACGATCAGCCCGATATGCATCGCGGTCAGCCAAGCTTCGAAGTTCTGGTCGTCGTCGGGTATGCGCAGCCAATTACCATCCCAGGAGTTGGGGAGGAGGATGAAAAAATTACCGTCCTTGTTGGTCTGCGGTGTCCAAGCCCAGCGATCACCGGCACCTGCTTGAACGCCTTGCTCGATGCTGGCACCGCGCAGATCGACGGAGAGCACGGGACCATTCCACGTGTAGGCGACGGCGGCACCATTGGTCTCCGTCGCTATGGTGTTGGCACCAACGCAGGTGATCTGACGCGGACTCGCCTTCAAGTAACCGACTTCTGAGTTGCGCAACAGCAGCCATTG